CTATTATATTGTAATTTGATCTAGTTCCTACACCTGTATATCTTGTATTATTATTAGCTCTATAAAGAAATATAGACCTAATATTGTTCGTTGAAGCAGGGTTTTCCGAAGGAGATGATGAAGTTGTTGGAAGACTTACCCAAGAAGTCCACCCTCCTAGTTTTTGCGGAACTCCATTAAAGAACCTAATAAGGTTAGCATCATACCATTGACCTTTAGCAGTGTACTGACTACCTACTTTATTTAATCCTGCTGGCGGTGTTAAGTCTTGATAAGGCATTATTTACCCATCCTTTTCATTGCACGATTCCCAAACCAAAACGCAATCACGCAAGAAAAAAGCCCTTGCGTTTCAACATCCCATGCATTAACAACTCCTCTTAAAGGATTATCACCATTCTGTACGGATATAACAACTTCTGTAATTTTAACAAAAGCAAACAAACCAAATAACAAGTAAGTGATTACAGGTCTTACAGAAGCCTGTAGTGAAGAAATAAAATTAGATTTATTGCTTTTACTTAATTGTTGATCGTGTTGATAAATAGATTTTGATTCTTCTATATCTGCTTGGGCATCTAACTCTTTAATTTTATACTTGGACATTTGCTCTGCATACTTAGCTTTAGCTTCGAGCATTAATAAGTCTTGTTTAAATTTAGCTTTCTTCTCAAAGAACCCTAATACTGAAGGCATAAAAGAAGTGCCGAATCCAAGTAAAGAGCCCAGCAATGATATCATAATTAGTCCTCAAATTTAAAAGTAAGGTAAATGCTGTAACCTACTAAGCCTAAGGATATCAAAAGAAAGATAACGCTATCTATTGAGAATGCTATTAATAAAGAAATATAAGAAACTATTCCTATAAATATTGGTGATTTCAAACCTTCTACTATTGTATTAAAGTTTGATTTTATTGATTGTATTATTTTATTTAAAATATCCATTTTCTTCTCCTATACTACTAAACTTGTTACAACAACTATTGTTCCGCTAATAACTGAAAACAAAGTTGCTATTATAAAATACTCTAATCTTTTTACTCTGTGTAATGTTTCTTCTGATGTTTTTTCACAAGCTGTTACATGATCTATTAATTGTTGTTCCATTACCGCCAACTTTTTATCCACCTCTGCAACAGTTGTCTTTGCCATTTTTAAAACTCCTAGTAATTACTTGCTTCAAATATTGAGTGACCTGAATTAAAATTTGCAGGAGTGGTAAATTTTAGACCTCCAAAATTAGTCCAAGAACCATCAGCTGCAGCACCCATATTAAACTCTACTATTCTTGCTGAATTAGTATTTAATCCTGATCTTGATGTTAACTTACCGCTTCCATAATATGGAAAACCATAAGTTGATTGATATGAAGGGTCTCTTGCTAAATTTATTTCCCACCACATATCTATTTGATTACTTGATCCTGCTGTGGCTAAAGGCAATATCCAATTAGAACCTAATTGATTATTGATAATAGCTGTTGATGGTGCACCTGATGAAACATCTGTGTAATAACCAGAGCTATAATAATTTCCAACACCTATAGCTCCTGATGTAGTTATAGGTTGTATTTGAAGATTACCACTACCACCACTAGATATTGTAATTTGAGCAGAACCTGTAAATCTGTATCTGTTATAATTTGAAGATGCATATATATTGTTTACAACTGTTCCTGTACCTAAATTACTTTGATTTAAAAGTTTTATTTGTGATTGAGCTAAAGACAAAGTAACCGCACCTGATGATTGAGATACTCCTACTTCATTTGCAGTTCCTGCCAAAGAGGTAACGCCAGGAGAACCTGCAACACTTGATTGCATATTACCTGTTCCTTTAGAATATAATAAAGCATCGTTTCCTGCTAATATATCTACACCACTATCTCCGTTGCTCATCTTAATTGTAAGAGTCCGTGCAGTTGAATTTTTTACTAACCACATTTTTTTAAGTGTGGATGGTTGTAATATTATACTTCTACTATCTGTAAGAACAGTTCCTGTATCAGTAAATTCTAAAACTTGCTCACGACCACTTGGAGAACCTGAAGAACCTGTCGCTCCATTTGCTACTGTTATTGTTAAATTTGCATCGGATGTAAAGTTTTTAGAATTATATTGAAGAGACTCGTCAACAATATCTAAATTAGTATTAGTGCTTGTACCCCATGTGCCTGCCTCATCACCTTGGGTTATTAATTTTAATCCTATATTACTATATGTAGCCATTTATTTCTCCGATTAAATATTCTTTAGGGAATATTTATGCCGCTATTTCAACCCAATTTGGATTTTGATTTGTATCAATTTCACTCCAAACTAACACATTTGATGTAGATACTGAAGCAGAAACTCCTGTGACTATTGCAACTGCACTTAAAGATATACTTACATTGCCTATAGCACCTGTAGCTTGAACACCTGTAACTAAAATATTTGCTACAGGAACTGCTGTTGCATTTCCAATTGCACCTGTAGATTTAATCTCAACATTTGCTTCTATGCTAACAGCGAATCCCATTCCACTATGAATATTACATTTTACATACAAGGTTGATGGAGTGTTATCACTTATAACAATTTGAGTATAAGCTCCTGTCTGACCTGGCGTTCCTACTACTGTAACTCCGTCAGTATAATTTGAACCATCTTGTGTCGTACTAAATCTTAATGGATGACCTGCATTACTTGAGTCTGCTTGATCAAATATGTAGGTAAATCCTGAATGCAATGCAGTAGGCATTATTTGTTGGAAATCATTTACAAAGTATTTATTACCGCTACCAGTGCTTTGTACTGTAATTGTAAAGGTTTCATTGCCACGAGCTTTAGCATAAACAAAACCTGCCACGCCAATAACTTGACCTAAAACTCCTGTCGCTTGAACGCCTGTAGGTATAACTAATTCAGGAGATGTAACACCTGCATTGCCAATAGCACCTGTAGCTTGAACACCTGTTACAACAGGTTCTACATCTACTACTACAGAAGACTGAGCATAAGATGTTTCTGCGTATGTTGTGAATCCAAAAGCCATACAAATAGCCTACACTATTCTGTATTAAATTGTCTATTGTCGTCTTTAATAATTTGTTTAATTTGATTTCCTAATTCTTTAGAATTTATTTCTTCTAAAGCATCTAAAAAATTTTTAGTTTTAGATATTACAGAAAAATTAACATCAAATAAATGAGTAGTTTCTGATGAATGAACAGAATCTAAATTAACATCTTTATCAATATCGCTTCTAGTTATTGACATATTTATGTATTTTCTACAGGTTCATTAGGATAATTTGTATTGGGTAGTGATGCAATAGGACATATAGGAATAACAACATCGTAAACATCTCCTTCATAATCTGTAATATCACGAAGTTCTTGTCTCCAATTTATTAGTGATTCTTTTTCTCCTGCACTTAAAGGAGAATCGCTAACCATTGCCCAATCAGTTACTGCTAAAAGACCATCTCTTTCAGCTCTTATATTTTGTTCCTGAATTGCAACTTGATTATCAATTCTATACTGTGCATCTGCTTTTGCAACATCCCACTGCTCGTCTGTGTAATCAACATTAATTCTTTGACCATATGTTTCAGAATTTGTATCTTGATCTCTAGTATTGACTTGCGGTCTTACTGTGAATACCTGAAAATCATCTTGTGTTAAAGCCATATTATTTACTCCTAATTTTTAAAACTTATACTATTTAATTGTAAGAATCAACAATAAATTGAGGTGTTTCAGGTAGCTCAACAAATGCTATTTCTTCTTGTGTTTGATTTTTTATATTGTCAAATATATCTCTTAACTCTTCTCTATAAGCAATAGCTTCTTCTTTCTGTTCTTCTGTAATTCTAACATCAGAAACAGCAGTCCAATCTGATTTTTTTAAAAGTTGAACTACTAATGAAGAAAAACCATCTTTAGCACTTTTTAGTTCTTCTTCTTTTCTTTTATCTTCAGCTTCTTGAGTAATGCTTACTTCAATTTCACCTTGATCGTTAGTCCAAATTTTTTCTATAGGCATTTTAAGAAGTTCCTAATTGTGGTTGTGAATATTTAAATATTTTACAAGCTGAATAATTACCAAATCCATTTCCATTACTAAAAGATAATTTAAAACCATCTACTGGTAAATAAGTTGAGTAATAACTTGTCCAATTAGTTGATGATTTACTTGCCTGTAAAACACCAGAGCCTGTATATCTACCAGCAACTCTATAGTTATATCCATAACTTGGATTATAATAACCTGCTGCTTTAGTATAATCCCAAGCTAACATTGCAGGTGCATCAGTTCCGCCTCCATCAGGAATAAACACATCAATCCATCCCCAAGCTCCTATACCAGGCATAGGAGTTCCAAAAGCTGAATAATAACTAGTATTATCTGCTTTACCTGCCCAACTAGTAAAATAACCACCTAACTCAAATTGAGAAGAATTTCTTTGTCCATTATTATTACTACCATAAGCATCTAATTCTTGAAATCTGTAATTACAAGCAGTACTTACTTGGTCTGAATTTACAACACTACCGCCTTTTGTAAAATGAAAATATAAAGCTGTACTTCCTGTATTATAAATAGGAGCTAAACCATTTATATAAATTCTATAATTATTTCCTCTCGTAAATACATTATTAAATTGTATATTAGAACCTACTCCTGTTCCCTGAAATTTAGTTCCATTAGCAACTTCTTCAAATCCATTTGCAGGAGCTGCTACTTCACCCCATCCTAAAGTTCCACTTCCATTTGTTTTTAAAAAATAATTAGCAGAACCATCAGCAGGCGGCCAGGTATATGTTGTATTTCTTGATTTAATTTTAACATCTTTTGTAGCGGCAGAAGATAAAGTTAAATCGCTATCAGATGATTTTATTTCATTCACCATTAGCTTACAACACCATCTTTAAAGAATCCTGAAAGAACCGCAGTGCCATTCCTAAAATATCTATTACCATCGTCTCTTATTTTAAAACCCATAGCGTGTTGAGCAGTAGAGTTATGGAAACTATAATCACCATAAGTTCTCATTGTTGTTTGATTCCATCCATTGTTATTATTATCCATTTGATAACCACCCATAAAATTACCTGTACCTGTTGGATATCCATAGGCATTATACCATTGCATTTGCATGTTAAGACCACCGCCTCGGTAACCATATCCAGTGTGATTTTTTTTACCATTACCAGTATAATCAGTATTTCCAAGAGTGCCAGCCCTGTTAGCATTTAAACCCTGTGTAAAAGCTCTTTCTGATGTATTAAAGTATTTTGCTCCTCCTCCTTGACCAGGAATATGCCAATTAACAGCATTGCCTGATTGAGCCGAAGTATTGGTAACACTATTTCCTGCTTGATCTATAGGGTAGATCATAGGAATAGGTTGATTATTTGTTCCTGTATTAGCGATACTTAGTGAGTAGAATTCAAGTCTCATAGCTATAATATTAGATGCTGTTGTTGTATAACTTGTAGGACAAATTAAATTAAACTCTATTGTATTTGCAGGGTCTCCGCCATCGTTCATACTATATTTATCAAAAATTCTCCACCCTTGATGAGTTCCAGAATTCATTGGGTTTCCACCTGAACTATAAGCTAATTGTATATTTCCTGAAGTATTATTATTAACTAAATTATCTCCAGCATTTCCTGTATTTGTTGGGGGAAGGTAATCAAGAGATGTTCCGTCTGTACTTTTAAAACTAGTCTGACTTGTCCAACCTAAATTAGCAGAGCCATCTGTTTTCATAACTTGACCATTAGTTCCGTCTGATGAAGGTAACTGAAAAGCCACTGCACTATTTTGTGATTGTACTTTTTTTACTACTATTTTTCCCATTAACTTACAACTCCATTTTTAAAATAAGCGTATAGTTCTACTAAACCATCACAGAAATTAAAACTTGATCCATTGCCTAACTGTAATCCTAATGCATGAGCATCTGTACGCCCTTGAAAAGATGTGAATTCTTCATAATTGTCATTATAAGAACCACCAGAAGTATAGACCATTCGACTAGATGCAGTCTTACTATAGATTCCGTTATACATTTTAATTTGACCATAATACGCACCTTCAATACCTCTACGATCATTATTTACAGTACCATCAGCAAATATAGATGTTACTGGCCAGGCTGAGCTATTATAAGTATCGCTATTATTATTAAATCTAAATCTATAACCTGTTTGAGCATTATTAGTTCTGTTAACGGTATTGTTTTGCATATTATATCTACTAGAAACCTGAAAACAACTTCCTCCACTTCCTTGAACTGTTCCATTTTGATTAATTGGGGCTACATGAACCTTTTCACCATTGTTGTTAGCACTGTTAGCCATTCTAAGACCATAAAATCTTAAATCAAAACCAAGGCAATTTGATCCTGTAGTTGTGTATGCTGCAGGAACTATTAAATTAAGAGTGCTGGCAGGAGAACTTGTTGTTAAATCTACTCTATCACAAAGTCTCATACCTTGTTCACTATTAATAGTAAAGGGATTAGAAGCTACTGTTGGAGTAAAAACACCTGATCCATTAGTTACAAAAGTTTGACCTGTCCCAGATAATGAATTAGGAAATGACATAGTTGTATTTCCATCTTGAGTTTTTACAGGTAAATCATCAGATGTAAAAGCTAAAGTTCCTGCTGTATCTGTTGATTTTACTTTTTGACCACTAGTTCCATCTGCTGTAAACCACGTTATAGCAGGAGCAGAACCTCCTGTGTTGTGTTGTAATTCATTTACTACTACTCTACTCATAATATATTCCTTTTAAATTAACCTGGATATGTTCCATTATCTTGCGAAAGAATGTAAAGCTCTGCGACTCCTTCATTAAATTGTGCTCCGCCAGGGTTTTGCCATTCAAATTGCCAAGGTATATCCGTAAAATATTCATAACCTTGACCAGTACCTTGCATCATATTTTGTGACCACATATGACAATAACTTGTGTTGTAACCATTGTTATTAGTGTTACTATAATTAACCCAATGATTAAATTGTGGATAAGAAGCACCAGGGAAAATCCACATTTCTCCTATCGATGATTTGCCATATTGAGTTGCAGTACCAGTATCGGTAAATTGTAAAGTGCTATTTCCGTATTGAGTTTGCATACCTGTATAATTTACATTTATATACTCCTTATAGGTAGTCACACTATTTCCCATCGAACTATTACTGTTGTAAGTTCCTCGGTAATATGCATTCATATCGTACCCCCCATGTGATATATCATTACCAGCTTGATTCCATACTTGTATTCTATTATTTGTAGCAGTATTTGTACCTAAACCAATCCATTGCATATAATAACCAATAGGAAAATTGCCACTAGTTCCAAATGGACTAGCACTACCAGGTTGACCACTACCTCCTGCTGATAATACAAAATTTTGTGTAGTACCACTACTTATAACCTCATATCTATCTGCTAAATAATAACCATAAGTTGATCCAACTTTCATAGGATTACTTGGTGGACTGCCATATGTAAGTGTTCCTGATCCGTTAGATTGTAATGTCTGTCCACTACTTCCTGCTTGAGTAGGCATATTTGTTACCTGATTACTACTAGAGTTTTTTACTGATGTTAAATGACTAGTCCAACCTAATGCACCTGATCCATCTGTTTTTAATTGATCGTTAGCAGTTGGATTAGATGTAGGTAAGGTATATGTTGCACCTCCACTGTATTGAATCTGATTTACTACAAGTTTAGACATACTGTTCTCCTAAGTATTTAATGTAATTGTTTCACCTAAGTTTAACACAGCATGTTGTACTGCATCAATAACCTCTAGTGAATCAGGTATTGTTAAAGTGCCTGTTACATTTAGCTCACCTAAAGAAACTGATGCACCAGCAAGTGTCGCTGTTGTTTGAAAAGGACATATTTCATTTGAATAAGCTGTTTCTGTTATTGTCCATGTAGCGTTATCAAAGACAGTTACTTGACCACTTCCAACTATTTCCGTTCCGTTTTTTCCTAACCAAACTGCTCCTAATGTAAAACCTCCTGTTGTTTCAGGTATAATTTTTTGATCGCCTGCAATAGTTCCTGAAGCAGAAGATATATCAACAGCAGATAAAACACCTGCTTTTTCCGCAGGCATTGTAACAAATACTTGTTTTTCACCTGCACCAAAATTAACTAAATTATTTGAATTAGAAGATTCAAAAACAAAATCTCTACTAAGAGTAGTTCCACTAGTTGTGTAAGTTCCTATTCCTACTTCCCAAGTATAATTTCCTGAGTCTATAATAGCGTATTGAGTTCTACCACCATTGCCTATAACAGCAAAACTTTGAAACCCATCAACAGCACCTGCAAGATTAACAGTTCCTGTACCTGTTGTGGTAGTGGTTTCTTTTACTCTATCTGCTATTTCAAGACTAAAGTGAGGCATTTATGCAAGCCTTATTATAGCATTCGTTGCGTCAGCAGTTGGGAACTGAACTGTAAAGTCACCACTTGTAGATGTTTTATCAGCACCAAAATCTAAAATAGCAACAGAAGCATTTGAATTAGATGTATTATAAATCATAGCTCCTCTTGCAGTAATAGAACTTGCTGCCCAAGTGACATCACTAAAGTCACAAAAAGCTGTAGTTCCTGAAGTAGTTGGAGTAGCGTTTGTTAAAGGTTTTCCACCTGATACATAATTAGTTCCACTAGCTTCGTTAGATGTTGTAAACACAGTGCTACTCGCATCTAGACTTGCCGCATTTGTATATAGGGCAATTTTAAAAGAATTACCGCCTGCACCAGAAGTTTTAAAATTATGACCTGCCTCTAATAATTGTCTTTTAAAGCTAGTTGTCATTGCTTGCGTTATCGCCATTATAATCTCCTAATTATATCTGAGCCACATTTGTGACCTTCTTTTTCTAATGTGTATATTAATGTACTTCTATCTGATTGAACAGCTTTTTTCATATAATCTAATACAACAGTATAAATATTATTTTTAAACTCTTTTGCTTGTTGTTGCAAGACAGGATCAATATTATCTGAGTATTGTATAATTCTATTAGTTGCCTGCTCCGCCCAAAATTCTACTGAATGACCTGAATTTTCTGTAGTTGAAACAATTACACTACCTACAGATAATCCTATATTTTCTGATATTGACATTATTTATTTTCCCTATTGAACTATTTGTCTTGGTTGACCAAATCTATAACTGTCTTGCATATCTTTACCTGCCGATTCGTTTCTTAATCTAGCAAGAGCTTCTTGATATTGTTTTTCATACTCTGCTTGCATTTCAGGTTGACCTTTTAAAAATAAATTTGCTTGGACTAAAGC